CACTTCGGGCACGTGACCCGCCACGGGCGAACCGACCAGTCATGCGCAAGATCCGCCACCGACGCGCCGCACAGCGCACGTGGTCCGCGGGTGCCCGGTTCGGCCGGCGGCAGCAGCGCCGCGGCGCCCGGGCCGATCGGGTGGAAGTGGACCGGTGTCTCACCCACGCTCACGACAGTCAGACCCGACCGGCGCGCGGTCTCACGTAGCGCCCACGCGTCGATCTCCGCGGCCTGCTGCTCCCACCGCTCAGCCGAGGCTATGCACCGGTCCCGGGCCGGGCCCGGATCCAACCCGTCGGCTTCTGCCCGGTCGATGGCCGCAGACCGGCGGGCGCCACCCGCGCCGTCCCCCACGTACGGGCGCCGGTGCTTCACTCGGCACCGACCGTCGCGTCGTCGTCGGGCAGCGTGGATGCGATCAGGACGTCGAGGACGTCGATCGGCTCTAGCTGGTCGTCCGCCGGCGGTCGGCCCTCTTCCTCCTCGGTCGTCACGGATCGAATCTGGATCCTGACGTCCCCAATCGTTCCGTCCCACACCCGGTGCGTACAGGGCCCGTCGTGGTACTCGGCAACGGACACCTGCATCGGTGCATCGGGCAGGATCCGGCCGGCGAGCACCAACGAATCGGGCCACTTCACGTGCAGAGAGACACCGTGCGGGGTGACGTCCCATGACGTCGGGTCGATCCCCCGCAGCTGCCCGTCGAGTACCAGCCTGGCGAGGGTCTGTAGCCCGGCGACGGCCTGGCGGTTGCGCCACGTCACGTCTCTCATCGGGCACCGCCCGCGAACCTGATCACTTCGGCCATCGAGATCAGCCACGACCTGTTCAGCCCGGAACGCATGCCGTGGATCTCTATGTCCTCGCGGAGCAGCTTGTCCAGCGCGTACGCGGTGATCACGTCCGGGCCGCCCATGAGGGTGTGCAGCTGCTCGAACGTCACGACCAGCGGCCACGAGATCGGCGCCGGCGGGCCCGGCCGGTGCGCGAGATCGGTGCGGGTACGCGGCGCGGGCACGTTCGGCGCCGGGACCGGGACGGCGTTCGAGGGGATCAGCCACCCGTCGCCGGTCAGGGTCGCGGTCGGCAGCTGCCCGGCCGCGAGCCACCGTTTCACGGTGCGCGGGTGCCGGCCGGTGTGCTCGGCGTACTGCGCGAGGGTCAGGTCCACGTCGAGGGCGTCGTCTATGTCCAGCTGCCCCGGCACGTGGACATCTTCATCGGTTGTCATAGGTGACATGGTGCCATGTCACCCGGTGCTATGTCACCGTGTCACGGGTGTCAATGTCACCGGCCGGGTGTGGCGTTGTCACCGGTGTCCGGCTGTTCGTCGTCGGTGGCGCCGTCGGGTCGTAGGGCGCCGGGACCGCGGCGGGCGATCAGCAGCAGCAGCACCCAGGATCCGGCGCGGTGGCGGCGCCATAGGGCGAGCAGGGCGAGCAGGACCGCGGCGCCGGCGAGCCCGGCGAGGATCCCGCTCTCGTTCACCAGCCGGCTAGCTGTCCGCGGGTTGACGTCAGGGTGACCGCGGCGCTGCTGGTCCTGCCCTGTACGCGTAGGTACTTGCCGGATCCGAGGTTCCCGGACTGCGCGAGTTCCACGAACGCCTTGCCGCTGGTCAGGATCTCGTAGGACCGTTGCGCGTAGAACGCGGTGTCGTCCTCGCCACCGTCCTTATACGGGCGCAGGTAGAACACGGTCCCGGCCGGGCCCTCGGCGTAGACCTGACCGGTCAGGACATACCAATCCAGCGGGCCGCGTGCCATCGCGTACGTACCGGTCGGGTCGTCGTCGTCGTCGGTCCACAGCAGGTCACGCCACTCGCTGTTGACCAGCGTGCGCACGGTGTCGGTTGACTTCTGGATCTTCTGCACGGGCACTTCTCCTGTGTCGTAGGCGAGCAGCTGCTCTCGGGCGTGGTCCATGTCCATCGGGTCGGGATCGACCTTGCGGCCGGCCGCGTATTCCTTGTGGGCGCAGAGCCAGTCGCGTAGGCCGGTGGGTGTGCGGATCCCTAGCCGGTCGCACAGTGCGGCGACACCGGCGAGGGCCGCGGATCGTTGCCCACCGGTCCACTGCTCATCGGTGGTGTGGTCGGTCTCGATGCCGATGCAGTACCCGTTGCCCTGGTCGCGGGGGATCGAACGCCACTGACCCTCACCGGCGTGGTTGGCGCGGCCCGCGGCCACGACATGCCACGTCCCGTCATAGGCGAGCCACAGCTGTGCGAGGGGCCCGCCCAGTCCGGGCCGCCCGTTGCGGATCACGTTGACGCCGTTGGACGTCTCACCGGCCGGTGACGCGTCGTGGTGCAGCATGACGCCGTGCGGGGTGAACGCGCCGTCCCGGCCGCGGGTCCGCCACCCGTCCTCTTCGATGACGGTGCACCCGGCGTCGCGTAGGACATCCGCGAGCCACGTCAACGGGTACGCGGCCATGTCAGGTCACGTCGGTGATCGGCTGACCACAGGCGCCGCAGATGATCAGGTCCACGGGCTCGCCGGTGTCCGGGTTGGTCGGGTCGGCGTCGATCCCGACGCCGGCGTTCCCGCACCCGCCGGTGTGACACGTCAGGGTTGCCATAGTGGCGGCCTCTCTTAGGGTTGGTTGACTGCCTGCTCGGCTGCGATCCACTGCGCACTGACGGACCCTGACGCGGCGGTCCCGGCTTTCGTGATCAGCCCGATCGTCACCGACGCCGCGGTCGCGGTCGCCACGATGTACCCGACATATCCGCTGCTGCCGGACGCGGTGACGTTGACCGACGGTGGCGTCGTGAACCGGGCGGTCGGGGTGGTCGGAAACGTGACCAGCGCCGTTTTCGCGATCTCACTCGCGAACGTCATCGGCACGATGCCCGCGGCGAGCTTCGGCGTTTTCGCGATCCGGTCGAGGGCCAGGGCGAGGGCCTGTAGGTCGGCGGGTACGTTCGGCGCGGCGGTGCTCGCCGGGTACGGCAGCCCGTTCGGGGTGGTCGGCATGATCTGGTCTCCCTAGGGTGGTCCTAGTCCGATGACGGCACGTTCCCCGAGCTCGGGTAGCCGGGCCCGTATGTCCATGAGCCCGGTGTCCAGCCGGTACGTCACGGCCTGCACCGCGAGGGTCCGTTGCCCTTGCCCGGGTAGGTCAAGCCCGATCAGGTCACCGACGCGGATCCAATAGGCGGCCACCGACTCGACCTGCACGTCGGTGCCGCGGTCCAGCATCCGGCGCAACAGGTTGCGGGCCGCGGTCTGCGCCTGTGCGACGGTCCCGGGCGTGGTCCGGTCGGAGAGGTACGTGACCCGGTTGCTGAGTGACTCGTGGTAGGGCCCGTCCGCGACGGTCGCGAACCCGGTCGCCACGTGTTCGGTGACGGTGCCGGTGCCGGTCGCCGGCGCCCGGGTGGACCACCGGTAGGTGACCTGCACGTAGTTGGCCCACCCGTCGCGGGTCAGCCCGTCGGCCGCGGTGATCAGCGTCCCGTCGGCGCCGGGCCGCACACCGTGGTAGCGGGCGCCGATCGAAATTTCATCGATCCGGCGTAGCTGCCAGACCCCGGCCTCGTCGGCGTAGAACCATCCGGCGACCCGGGACGCGATCTCGTACGCCATCGTCAACGGTTCGTCGCCGGCCTGCCCGATCCACGGGTCGGCCGCGTCCACCCACCCGACGTCGGTGATCATGTTGTCCCCGAACTTCTGGTCACGCATGAGACCGGTCCCGAACGCCATCTCTGCGGTGCACGCGCGTACTGCGACGTCGGCGGGTGTCGTGCTGGTCCACCCGCCCGGCGGGATCGGTGACGCGTCCACGGTCCCGGCCCGCCAGTCCCGGTAGAGGTATTCCTTGCCTTGAAACCCTAGGGTCACGGTGTCGGCCGGGTGGTTGACGTCGCGGCTGGATAGGTACGCGGCGCACATCGGGTGGACGTCGCGGCGGGCCCCGGGCAGCACATACCCGGCTGACAGTTCCACCCGGATCCGTTTACGCGGGTCGAGCGCGGCGAGCAGCGCCGCGGCCGGCCGCACGATCGTCATGGTCCCCTGCACGTACGGGGCCCACCCGGCGTCGTAGGTCACCTCGGCGCCGACGGGCAGGACGCCGAGGATCTCGGTGTCGTCCTCGAACTCTTCGAGGAAAAACCTGACCGACCAGAGGTGTTCGAGCGGCCCGCGGATCGCTGTCTCACACTCACCCGACCAGGGCCGGCATTGTTCGTCCCAGTACTCATCGCTCATGGGATCGGCACCCGGTCCAGCAGCGTCGCGTAGCTCGCGAAGCTCGCGGCCACCGCGTTGTAGTCCCCGTACCCGGCGGCGAGCAGATCCGCGTACGTCCACACCGACGACGGGACGAACGACCCGACGGGCCAAGCAACCTCGGCGATACCGGCGACCAGCTGCCACCGCCGGTAGTCCGGCACGTTACTGGCACCCAGCCCGGTGACCACGACATACGCGTCGAGGCCTGGGACGTCGGACTGCCGTAGTTGGAAGACTTGCGGCAGGGACAGTTGCGCTTCGATCTGCTCGCAGGTGGCGTGGTCCGGGCTTATCAGGGTGATGTCCCCGGCGCGGGTCGCGGCCGGGTGCAGGACCGGCACCGGATCCGGTCGGCCGATGACGTCGTGCAGTGTCGTGCGGCCGGCCCGGTTGCTGTTCCACGAGACAGCGAACGTGACATCGGTCAGGGTGCCACCCGGTGCCAGGGTGACACCGTTCGTCGGGTACAGCGGGCACGCCAGGATCAGGACGTGCTCGAACGCCGGGACCGTCAACGTCGGCAGCACCGCCCACCGCGGATCCGCGTTCGGCGTCGGTGCCGCCGCGGCGGTGTGCGCCGTCACACACCGGTAACTGCGTCCGGCGTAGGTGACGGAATCGTCCACGGCGTACGAGGCGTAGCCGGTGGTGTCGATGTAGGGGGCGAGCACCGATGACGCCTCCGCGAGCATCCCGTCCGCTTCCCACACCGCGCCCGCCACCCCGGCCGGGCTTGTGATCACGAAACGTACGTTGACTGCGCCGGCCGGGACGGTCGCGGTCACCGCGAGTCGGGTCCACGTCCCTGCCACGAGGGCCGCGGGTGTCCCGTTGATCGCGGGCCCGACACCGCCGTTCGCGGCGTCGTAGAAGATGACCTGTGCGTAGTAGCCGGCCGCGGTCCCCGACAGCAGCCGCGCGTACCCGGAGAACGTCACCGGGCCCCCCGCGGCCGGCGCGGGTAGGTAGGAACTGATCAGGTAATGGGTGGACGTCGAGGCGTCGTTGGTGACCTGCACGACGCCGGTCCCGGTGAACGGTGCCGCGGGCGTGGTCCGGGCGATAGCGGCCCGCGCGGATCCCCAACCTGACGTGTTCGCCTCGAAACTCGGGTTGGGCAGCAGGTTGGTCCGGGTCTCCGGCCACGGTCCCCGGTACGTGAGCCCGGTCATCGCGGTCCCACCGATATCGACGCTAGCCGACGCGATCACGACGTTAGCCACGCTGTACGCGGCGTAGGACACGGTGCCGGTCAGGGCGAACTCGTAGTCGAACAGGTCAAGGTTCGCGGCCGTCCCGGGTAGTTCACCGGCCTGTGTCCGTACGGTGTGCGTCCCGTTGACGTCGGTGCGGATCACCTTCCCGACGTTCGTGCCGTCCGGGTTGGACAGCACGAGGTGCACCCGGTCGGCGTTGACGGTGGCAATCGTCAGGGTCGCGGCCATGTCAGGTCATCACGTTGTGCCCGGGCCGCGCCCGCAGCGTCACGTAATACGCTTTACCGTTCAGGTACTTCTGCACCGACGCGTCAAACCCGCTCAGGTTCGGTTGCACGTTCACCGGTGTCGTCCTCGATCGGGCGGCGTGGTCGATCTCGGCGCCGGTGCTCTTCGACGTCCCGTTGTCGGTCACGTTCACATCCGTCTTGACCTTCTTCGGGATCAGCCCGTACTGGTCGGCAAGCTTCTTCGCTTCCTTCCTGCTGTAGCCGGCGGCCTCGGCCGCGTCGATGAACTCGCCCCGGTTCTTCTCGATCACCCGGTTGTAGCTGGACGTCTTGCCGGTGTCCTCCTCGCGGGCTTGTGCCACCGCGAGCAGCGACGACGCGAGCCCGTTCAGCGCTGTTTGGTTGGCCCGGCCTTTGGCGGTGTTCAGGTCGTGGGTCTCCCCGTTCGCCTTGATTGCCGCGGTGGTGTCGTCCACCGCCTGCTGGTAGGCGATGGCGGCGTTGCTCGCGGCGAGCGACTCGGCCGCCTCGGCGTGTAGCTTCGCGTTCTTGCGTTCGATCTCGTCGGCCGCGTCCCCGGCCGCCGCGGCTTGGATCTCACTCGCGGTGGCGTGGGTGTACGCGGCGGTGGCCGCGGCGCCGTGGGCCTCGATCGACGTACGGGCCGCGTCGGCTACGGCTTTCTCGTTGTCGACGTTCTGTTTCTGGATCTCTAGGTATGCCTCATACGCGCGGCGCGACGCGTCGAGCTCGGTGCGCTTGCCCTCTAGTGCGGTCTTCGACTTCTCCAGCGCCGCGGTCTCCCCCGCGTACAGGGCCGCGGTCTGAGCCGCGGCGGCACCGGTGCCGGCCTGTGACGTCAGCTGGTTGATCTCGGCTTGCCGGGTGGCGATCTCGGCGAGTGACTTGTTGACGGCAGCGCTGTTGCCGGACAGCCCTAGGGCCATGTCTGCGAAGCTGATCCCCGCGGCTTCGGCGTTGTGCTGTAGGTCCAGAAGCTTGGTTGAGGCTTCCCCGGTGAACATGTTGCCGATCGACTTACCGGTGGTGGTGGCTTCGGTGGCGAGGGCTTTGAGCCCGTCGCCGATCTGTTCGAACCCGGGCGCGGCGCGGCCGGCTTCGATCAGGTCACCGGTCAGGGACGCCACCCGTTCGGACAGTTCGGTCACGGCCTCCTGGGATTTGGCGAACAGTCCGCGGGCCAGACCGATCCCGACACCGGCGACCGCGGCACCGACCAGCCCGGCCGGGCCCAACGCGGATACCAACCCGCCGAACGTGGACTGCACCGCGTCCACCGCCGACTCCGCGGATCCGGTGAACGACGACACTGACTCGGCGACGTTCTGTTTCGCCTCTTCGCCGAACTCGTGCAGGGTCGCCGACCCCTTGCGGCCCACGTCGTCCACGTCGTCCCGTACCCGGCGGGTCGACGTGTTCCCCGACTTCTCCACCGCGTCAAACGCCTGTTTGAAACTCTTACGGATCCGGTCGGCCGACTCGTCCGCCTCGTCGGCTATCCCGTCAAGGTTCGCCGAGGTGTCCTTCTCGGTGGCGTCACCGTGGCGTGACACGTCATCGAGGGCGTCCCCGACGTCATCGAGTGAGTCGGTGATGTTCCGGGTGCCGGCGAGGAACGCGGCGACGTCCGCGACGAACGGGATCTTGATCGGCACAGGTCACTTCCCGTCGGCCGCGTCGTAGTAGACCTTGACGATCAGCTGTGTCCACAGTGACGCGGCGCGGCCGGCGAACTCGTCCACGGTCTGCATCACGGGCCCTTTCTTGCGTCGGCGTGGTAGCTGCCGGGCGGTGTGCCGGGTCACGTCGGTGACGGTCCCACCCCGGTTGCGCCGCGGGTAGGTGGTGGTGTCGTCGGCGGCGCCGAACTCGGCGGCGTGCCCGTCCACCGCCGGGATGAACCCGCCGCGCAACGCGCGCCGTGACGTCGCGGCCATGAACACCGGCGGGTTGCCGGCGTCGATCCGGGCACCCGGCACAAGTACCCGCTGCTCTAGCCGTGACATAGCCCGTTGCGTAATGCCCGATTTCCACGGTTGGTTGAAGGTCGCCCGGGTCGAATCGTTGATCCGCTTGCGTAGGTCACGGCCCGCGGCCTTGAACGCCAGGGACGCGGCCTGTAACTCGCGGTGATCCTTCACCGACACGGGCACGACGGCTCAGAGCTTCTCGTCAACGACGTCGGCCGGTGAGTCGACGCGCGCGGGGTCGGCGAGTACGGGCGCGGTGAACGTCGGGCGGCCCTGCACGCCGAGGGTCACGGTGGACGTGGCGAATGCGTCCACGGTGCCACCGACGGCGCCGGCGGTGATCACCACGTCCGCGGACCAGGTGCCTTGCCCGGCGATGTCGGGGACGAACGTGACCGGCTTCACTTCACCCTCGTGGTCGTACAGGTACCGGGACAGACTGTTCGGGGTGGCCCAGTCCTGGGCGTAGGCGAGGGTCAGACCCCAGGTCGGCGCCGACTGGTCGGTGAACACGGCCTCGGGTGACAGCCCTTTCCATGTCTGCTGTGACCCTGACGGGTCGAAACTGACCTGTGACACGTGCGCTTTGAAGTCGTCGGTATCGACGGTCAAGGTCACGTTTTTGAGTACGAACGGTGCGACCGCCACGATCGTGGGAACAGTCATCGCCGGAACCTCTCTCTAGGGTGTGGGTGCTGCTGTCAGGGTGACTGCCACCGTGACGTCCATCGCGGCGTACGCGTCGCCGGCGACCGCGGCCCGTTCGGCGCGTAGCCACGTCAACGGCTGTGTCGCGTCGAGGGCGTCGAGTACCTTGCCGACCGACGCGTCGAGATCCGTATCGGGGTCGGTGACGGTCAGGGGTGACAGCACGGTGACTGTCACTTCCCACGCGCGGGCGCGTCCGGTGCCGGCGGGTTGCCCGGCGGTGGTGCGGATCACCAGCGTCGGTTGGGTGATCTGTTCGGGCCACCGCCCGGTGACGATGGGGTACCCGGTACCGGCGAGGGCGCCCTCGACGTAGGCCTGTGCACTCACCGGTCCCCCGTCCCTAGCCCAGTACCGGGACGCCACGACGGGGCCGTAGCAGCGCCTTCACGGTCGCTGTCAGGGGGCGTACCCGGATCGCTAGGCCGGTGTCCTCGAACCCCACCACGTCCCCGGTACGCCTCGACGCGGCGAACACCTCGGACGCGTGCAGGATCTGCGCGTGCCCGTACCGCTCCGGTACCGGGTCACCGGCGGGGATCACCGGCGCGTATGCGAGTACCTGTTCGTACGCCGAGGTGAGCAACAGGGTCAGGGTGTCCACCGTCAACTGTGCGGCGTCGGGCCACAGTTCGATCAGCCGCGGGTCGTCCGGATCAACCCACCCGACCAGCGCCACGACGGGTCAGCCCTTGCCGACGGTGATCCGGCCGCGCCGGGACCGCGGCTTGTCGTCGCCGGTGTCCTGGTCGTCGGCTTCGGGATCCGGCACCGGGACGGTCCCGGAGACCAGGGCGAGGGCGTCGGTTTCCTCGACGTGCGCGGCGCAATATCCGAACAAACCTGCATCGATTCCGGCCTGGGCAACGTTCAAACTTTCCACACGGATCGGGACGCCGGGCAGCTGCCGGAACTTACTCGCTTGCGGGGTGCCGACCAGCACGGTGTCTGCGGGGAACCCGGCGTCGCCGGGCACCAGCCGGAACCCGGCCGCGGTCCCCTCGTCCCACCCGACGGCCATCGTCAGGTACGCGAGCACCTGGTCCGCGGGGGTGAGCAGCAGTTCCCGGTACAGATCCTTACTGACGACGGCCCACGACGGCACGGCGGTGTCGATCACCGCGAGCACACCGTCCACGAGGTAGACCGCGGCCTTGGCGATCCCGGCGACCGCGGCGCCCGGCGCCACGTACGGTGCGCCGGCGATCAGCGCGTCCCGGGCCACCACGTCCGACTCCCGGGCGTAGCTCTCGGTCATGTTCGCCCAGTACGACGCCCAGAACTCCTCGTTACTGAAGTCGAAAAAGATCCGGTCGATGTCGTGGGCGCCCGCGATCCTCTGCGCCACGTCCGTGTACGGCTCGGTCGTCGCCGGGTTGGACGGCACCGCGGCCTTATTGCCGGCGTACGGGGCCACCTCGGGCTTGACGGTCCACCGCCACCCTTGAACCGTCATCGATGTCAACGGTGCCGACGTCATGAGCGGTACGTACCGTTGGACGAAATCGCGTCCGTCCCACAGTTCACCCAACCACTGCGGCACCGCGGCCACCGTGTCATCGACCGAACCGGCCGCGGGCGTGATATCGGCCAGTGCGGCGTGGATCGACTGTGCGCCCATGCTTGCCCGGGTCACCGCGGCCAGGCGCCGGGACACCTCGGCCAGACTCGGGCCCGTCCTCGAGGGCCCGGTGCGCCTCGAGGTGCCGCCCGCGCGGGCCGGCAGTCCTCGAGGTGCGGACGCTCGCAGCGGGACACCGCCGGTGTCGTCCTCGTCGGGGGTCGGCGGGTCGGCGGGCGGTGCGGGCGGGTCGGTGGTGGGTGTCGTCACGGGTGGCATGGTCGGATCTCCTGGGGTGTCGTTGTCACCCGTGTCAGGTGACGTGTCATCGGGTGTGTCGTCGTCGTCGTCAAATTCGTCGTGGTCGTCGTCGTCGGGGGTCTGGTCGGGGGTGTCGGGTGCCCGGGACGCGATCAGCCGTGCACTTGCCCACGCCGGGTCAACGGTGGCCGCGGCGCCGTCGAGGCGGCCGGCGACCAGCCGGCCGCCGCGGATCCGGCAGTCTTCGATTTCCGCGGAGATCCCGGTGCGTAGCCGGGCGGTGTGCTCGGCGAGCAGGGCTTCCCCGGCGGGTGTGCGTGGGATCGGGTACCACGCGTGGATACCGTCGTCCTCTTGACTGATCCGGGACGCGCGGGCGATCGGCCGCGTCGGGTCGTGCTCGCGGTTCAGTACGTGTTCGTCAGGGTCGTCGGGTAGTTCGATGACGCCGGGGCCGACGGTGACCCGTCCGAGGTTCGTCAGACCCTCTTCCCCGAACGGGATCAGCCGGTAGTGCAGGGTCCGGTTGTCGGTATCCACGAGGGTGCCGAGGATCCGGGCACGTGTCGGCATGGTCAGTCCTCCCGGGTCGGCCCGTACGGTGCGGGCGCGAACGTGTTGCCGTAGTCGAACGCCACCCGGGTGCCACGTGGCACCACGTCGTCCTGTGATAGCCGGCCCTCGATCGGTTGCGAGTACAGCCGGGCTGCCGATGACACCTCGCCCTGCGCGGTTTCCTGCGTCGAGTACGTCAACGTGGCAGTCGATAACGACGCGTTCAGCGCCGCGGCGGGTAGCCCGGTGTGGGAGGCGATGTCCACCGCGACGGCGTTACGTGCCTCGATCAGCAGGTCGGTGGATCCTTCACCGTGGACGCGTAGCTCCACGTTAAACGGGGTCCACGTCAGGGCGCCGTCAGGGTCTCGGCGGGCCGCGGCGTACGCGGCGAGCATCTCGCGTACTTCCTCGGGGGTGATCTGGTCGTCGATCGTTTGGTGGAGCTCGGTGACCGGGATCGGGGTACGGGCCCGGTGCTGCCAGTACACCTCTTGGTCGATCGCGGCCCGGATGGTGGCGTGTGCTTGGATCAGCAGACCCTCGCCGGGCCCGGGTATCAGGATCAGCGTCTCAGGGTCGGCGGGTGGTTCGTTGCCGATCAGTACCGTCCCGTCGGCGTCGAACGACCAGTCCGCGGGCGGGATCCGGGTGGCGTTCAGCAGCACGTCCCGGGCGCCGTAGTCCCCGACCCACAGAGACCATCCTCCGAAAAACACGTCATCGATCGACCAGGCCATCCGGTGCCACGGCGATATCCCGTCGTCGGTCCGGGAAAGCCACGAGGGTTGCTCGGGCAGCAGCGCGTTGTTCGCGTCCACCGCCCGCAACGGCAGCTGCGCTATCGCCCCGACCAGTAGGTGCCGGGCCCGCGCGACCGCGGGGATACCGATGGCAACCTCTCGGGTGATCGGCAGTTCGGTCAGCCCGAAGATGTCGGCGGTGACGATGCGGTGCAGGTCACCGGGCGCCCACGGTGACCCGACCGGGATGTTGTGCGGGGCCGCGGCGCGGGTGCCGGCCCGCAACCGTTCGGCGGTGTCCAGCAGCGCACGTGCCCGACGCAAACCCACGAGTGGCAGCCTGTACCCGAACCGTCACCGAACGCCACCACCCCCCCGGTGTCGGGATCTATAACGGGCGGGCGGTGGCGGTGGCGGGTCCGTGATGCCGAGCCGTCGCATCATGCCGGCCCAACATGCGGGCCCGTCGGGCCCGTCGGGATTGTGGAACGGTGGCGGCGCCAGGATCCAGTTGCGTTGCCACCATGCCGGCCGCGGCAGCAGCTCACCGCAGTTGATGCAGCGTCGATCTGTCATCGGGTCAGGGTATGGATGACGGTGGCGGCGCCGGTGGGTAGGTCGTCCACGCCGTGTAGGGCGACGGTGGCGGCGATCAGCGCGGATACGTCGGCGGTGGGTGTGCGGCGTCCCCAGACCCACCCGGCTTCGGATATGACGCGGCGGGCGGCGCCTGCCACGGCGTCATCGAGCGGTGGCTGTGCTTGGTGGCGTAGCCGTCCGTCCTTGACGTCGGCGAGCCACCGGGAGCACGCGGCCTGTAGCTGCCTCATGGTGAGCGGTTTGAGGGTGACCCGCGGCCGGCCGGTGGTCAGGGTCTCGGCGACGTGGACGTTCGGTCCGATCGGGTCGTACCCGATCGGCGCCCGGTAGGTCGGCGCCAGGGCGCGTAGCCGCGGCGCCAGCCACCGGTACCCGTTGGCGTCGTCGTGGCCGATGATCTCCACGTGGTAGTCCCCGGCCGCGTCCTTCCACGCGGCGGCGATGGCGGCGTGGTTGCCGGCGGGTGCGACGTCGTAGCCGAGTGAGACCCGCGGCGGGCGGGCGGGTCGCTGGTCGTCCGGTACCCGGCACCGGGCCCACGCGGCGGCCGGGATGACGCGGACGGTCTGGTCGTCGGGCCAGATGCCGAGGTACTCGCGGCCGAACCGTGACGGGTCGTCGTCGCCGGCGTAGTCGATCCACCGCTGTTTGATCACCCGCATGGTGGTGAGGGTGCCGATCCCCGGGTGCACTCGGGTCCACAGCCGCGGGTCGCCGTACTTCTCCTGTGGGGTGTCCGGTGGCGCGGCGTACTCGACTATCCCCCAGGATCCGGCGCGGCCCAGTTCGAGGGCCCGCCACAGCAGACCGCGGCGGTGCTCACCCGGTGTGCCGGCGGTGATCAGCTGCGCCGACTCGCGGGTGTCGAACAGCGGCATGAGCGCGTCGAGCAGCGCCGCCGACTCGTCAACGTCATCGAACTCCTGCGCTTCATCGATCAGCACCGTGTCCGCGGCGTCGGATCTCCACGCCGACGGCTTCGGCGGCAGCATCACGATCGATGAACCGTTGTCCCACGTGATGTGTTCGTTACCGATTCCATACCCGACCGTTATGTGCCCGGTGTCGCCGGTGGACCTGCGCACGTACCCGTTGCGCACGAGCAGTGACGCTACGCTCAACAGCCGTTTCCGGCCGACCTTGCCGGTCTGCGCGGTGGTGATGACTGAGTGCCCGGGTTGGGTCTCACACCGCCCGACCAGCTCCCCCCAGATCGACGTGGTTTTCGACGTCCGGCGCGGCGCTGTGATCGCCACTTTGTCGTAGGCCGGCACGTGCCGGCCCTCGCGCGCCGGGCCGCGGCGGACTGCGCCGAGTACCCGGGAGAACTCGGCGGTCTGCGGCAGCGTCGGCAGACCCATCAGCCGGAAACCCTCATTAACGGCTGTTTCCGAGTATTCATATCCGTTGATTTTCGACGCGCGTAACGGTCGCGCGGTTCGTCCCATTTCCCCAGTGTATCCCTATATACCTAAACGGAGA